TTCGGAACAAGGAATGTCTCATCCCCGAACAGCGCGTAGAGCACCGAGACCTGTGGCCGTACAGTGCGGAACGCATGACAAGAAGTGGGAGTTTGAAGGCAAACACCCTGTTGTGCGTAGATTGTGGAATGCAGTAGCCGAACATTTCACACTGGACGACTCTTTCAATGAGTCATATCCAGGATTCAAGGCTATGGTACGATCGCTCGCTACCCCCTGCGTAGTCTTATATGACGCGCGAAAGAGTAAGCAAGCCTTTCACGCCGCTGTCAGACCTGAGTCTGGAAGCAAGAGTGATAGCGATCGTGTCCCGTCGACGGAGACCCCCCCGGTTGGAGATCGGGTTCAAAAGAGAAATTGGGGTGTCGACGGTCAGTGGCAAGAATTCGTTCGTTCATTCGTTGGGACGATTGAGTTTTTGTGCACGTTGGATTGGCACGTTGATGAACATTGGACAGTGGTGAAGTACCACGTCGCCGTTCTAGAACAACGTGCAGTAGGCGACGCTGGGTGTGGCTCGGGGCATGTGCTCCTTGCCCCTCCGGCGTCTATGGCTGGGATGAGACCGCTGTTCTGCGGCATCATCAGTCGTTGGCTGAACAGGACCGTTGCAAGATGCAAACCTGGACGGAATAACACTCTAAAAGGGTGTAGATCCGCTCTAGGGATTTGCGCTTCGTTCCTGTTGTGCAAGAGGGGATGGGCTAGAGCTTCTGAGTTTACACTCGCTAAGTCCGTCCGCTCTCACCAAGCCAATTTGACCGCGGTCAAGGCTCCTCTTGATTTTATGACAGTAAATCACATCAGAAAGGCAGTACAAGAAATTGTACGGCCCGTCGATGTGTATACCTCTGTCAAAATTTCAAGGCATGCATCGAATGAATCCTCGCGCCAGAAAGGTGGAGTTTTCGCTCAGGTTGCTGGAGCCGGCATCACAGCCAGTGAGTTAGCCAACCCGGATGGTGTTGTCCAAAGCGAAGGACATCTTCATCCGAAAGGGTCTCTCAAGAGCATTGCAGCGTTGTCTGCAAGGTTCAAGAAAGATGTGTTTGTTAGGTGTCAGCAGAAGATAATTGAAATGGAAGCGCAAAAAGTTAAGCGCTATGTCTCGGCCCGCTTCATTGCGGAACCCGGGAAATTTCGAGCGATTTCCGTCGGAGACGGTTATCTCAATACCTTCTTAACCCCAATCCAGGCTAAATTGATCGACTTTTGGAAGGAATCTCCCATGTCGACTATGAAAGCCGGGTGGGAACGCAGGGTCGAGACCTTTGCGTTACCAGCAGATGCAAAGCACGAAGGGTGGGTGTGGAACTCGATTGATTACGAGGCCGCAACTGACAAGTTAAACTTGGAGTCATCACTCACTGCCATAGCTGAAGTAGAGCGCATTCTCAGAATCGAAGTCCCCCATGATTTGGGTGGTACTACGATCGAGTACAGCGACATCCTCCGCGACGTGGCAGAGAAGGACGTGCACCTTTTCGCAGGGATTAGTCCTGAAATTAATCAGACTAATGGCCAACTCATGGGACATCCTCTGTCTTTCCCGCTCCTGTGCATGATTAATTATGCTGGGGTACTTAAGTGCCTCTCACAGGGGATGAAACTAGGACTGCTCGATAGCGACGATGTGGAACTAATCAAATCAATGATTATCATCAATGGTGATGATCTGATGTTTCCTTGTCCGCCCGAGCTTGTTTCCATTTTTGAGCAGTGTGCTCTCGATGTAGGTTTGACTCCTTCATTGGGGAAATCCTACACGAGCAAGTACTTTGCCATGGTGAACAACGTCCAGTTTCTTATGACACCAGGTGGTAATCAACAATTTGGGTACGTTAACCAAAAGTTGATTTACAACTTCTCTCTGAAGTCTGGTGAGGAGAAAGATTCTCCATTTGAGATCGGAACAGCATTTAATAAAATGTTTGATCTGTGTCCAGAATCTCTCGCGTTCCTACCTGATGGGTTGATGAACCGGTCGAAGCTGCCAGTCGGTGGCTTCGTCCCGAACTTCTTCTTCCCTTCTCACCTCGGTGGCTATGGGGTTGACATTAAATATGCTCAATCCAAGCCTGGGGCTAGCCGATTGCAACGTCAAGTCGCAGCAGCTGCTACCGAGGGAGTTTTGAATTCGTTCATAATCAGGCAACGCGGAGCATTGAAGGCGGCCGACAAAGAGCTGGGGAGACTCCTCAGTAGGCTACCGAAACCAATCGCTCGGACATTTCCGAATTCAGCG